TGCACCAGAAGTCGCAAGAATGCGAAGTTCAGAGTGAACCGTTCCGGTATCGATTTCGACGATGTCTCCGTTGGAGTAACCAGTACCAGCAACGTTGATAGCAGCCGAAGTCACTTCACCGTTGATCGCATTGATGTCTACAGTGAGACCAGAACCGCCACCACCGGCGATTGCATTCTTCGCACCGACACCGATAACGCGAGTGGCACGAAGAGCACCAGACTCATGAAGGTATTCGCTTGCGATGAACCAGTCCTTGAAGTTCAGATCGTCTGGCTTCCAGAAGGTCGTGATCAGATGATCTTCGTTTTGCAAGAGTACTGCTTCTTCCACAGGACCCCAGGCGAAGTTGCCAGCGAAGCCGCCAGCGCGCGTGATTGCCGAGGTTGCGACTAGCGTGCCGTCTACCTCTCGCGGATATACACCAGGAGAAAGTCCGAGTGACATGTTAATATCCTTCCATTTCTTTCGAGTCTATTGTTCGTATGACTATTTTGCTATACGATATTTTCAGTCAGATCGGCATTCCGAGGTTCCTCAATTGCTTCTCTGTGTACACCAGAAACTGAAATCCGTTGCGGTTGCAGAAGTCTGTAGCAGCTTTCCACTTAGCCTGGTTCACGGAGTAGACCATGAACTCCTCATGGAAGCGAGCAAGAGCTTTGTTCGAATTCTTCTTCGGCTTCTCCGGAGGTATCGTTTGTCCGAAAGGCTTGATCTCGATCATCACAGTCTTGCCGTTCTTGAACCGAACGACGAAGTCTACGAAGTACCGATGCTCTCGTCCATCCTTCGGCGAGATGTACTTGATAGCTATTTCTTCGGATGCCCACTTCTCAACATTCGGATTGTTGTCGAGGTTCGAACAGAAAAAGCGTTCCCAGCTACTGCGACAGATCACATTCGTTGGATCGCCGATGTATTTTTCTGGGTGAGAACACTCAAACTTGGATTTTAGAGCTGATCTACCTGCCATGCATTATTTTATACGTGACTGGAGATGACCTCGAAGGTCTGGATAATGGATACTATAACAGGTCGGTAGAAATGACTCCACCGACCTCTGTGTTCATTCAGATCACTTCAGGTGATAATCGAGAGAAGAAAATTACAGAGTTCTTCCTTGGATCAGACGTTGCATCGCTTGATCGAAAGTGGTGGCTCGACCTGAGATGTTTCTTTCGTAAGACGAACGACTCGACCTGTGAGAAGTGAAACGGTAGGTATTCTTCGACAATCGATAGACACGTCCGATGCAATCGAGATTTCGATCACCGTATCTGAGCATCCTCGCTGGTCGATAGACGTGAACTTTGTATCGAAAGCTTCCTTGAAAAGTCCAAAGGACTTCGACACACTGACCGATTTCGAGTTTCATGATTCTCTCCGTTTTGACAATCTAACAATAACAAACGTTTCAATGAATGTAAACTAGAAAATTCTAGACTCGATCAGACCTCTGAGTTCGAACAGACCACGATTGAGTCGGCTCTTCACAGTACCTGCAGGAACTTTGAGTTCTCGAGCATACTCCTCGTAGCTCTTCTGATTGAAGATCACTTCTCGAACGACGTCTTTAAACATCGGAGTCAGATACTTGGTGATCTCGTAGATCTTGTTCACGTCTGCGGAACTGTCTTGAGTCGCATCGACGGACATTTCAAAATCCGGAATGACGTCACCGTCTTCATCACAGAGAGGTCCGAATGTCGTTTCTCTGTTACTCCTCTTTCGGAGATTGCTTCTGAACTGATTGAACATCACCGTTCTCAGCCATGCTACCATGTTCGTGCCGATCTCGAATTTCTCCTGGTTGACGATAGCTCTGAGGAACACGTCTTGAACGAGATCTTCTGCTTTGTCATGAATTCTCGTCAGTCGAAGAGCGTACCGATAAAGAGTTTTGTAGTGCTTCGTGAGATCTTTCTCGAACGTCGTATGCATTCTTTTCTCCTTTGATATTCGATTATTATCAAACGTTATGGACGAAAAGAAACATTTCTAGCGATAATTTCACTAAATAATTCATAAAAGTCTTTGATCATTCAACAGGACTCCAATGACTAAGAAGCCGACTTCTTCTCCAATCGCAACTTCATCTCCTCTCCAGAAGTTCATCAATGCCACCACAGCTAGTCACACGAAACCACAGTTCGATCGTATCGTGATCTCTGCACGAAATCCGTCACAGAAGAAGTACATCAAGTCTCTTCAGACGAATGTAGTTTCGATCGCTCTCGGACCTGCTGGTTGCGGAAAGACGTATCTTCCGACTCTCATGGCACTCGACGATCTCGTGATGGAAAGAATTCGAAAGATCGTCATCATCAGACCGTCAGTCGAAGTTGAAGGCGAAAACGAAGTCGGAGCACTTCCTGGTGACATCATTGGAAAGTACGGTCCTCAGATCAAGCCTGTGACTGACACTCTTGTAAAACACATCGGTCTGTCGAAGCTCAATCAGCTTCTATTCGCTGAAGTCATCGAGATCGTTCCGGTTGCATTCATCCGTGGACGTAGCTTCGACGATGCATGGATCTTGGTTGACGAAGCTCAGAACCTCTCGAAGACAGCGATGAAAGCTATCCTCACTCGTATCGGAGAGAATTGCCACATGAGCGTAGCTGGAGACATCGATCAGTCTGATCGTCTTCAGAACAACGGCCTCGAAGACCTTCTGGACAGACTCGAGAGGAAAGAACAAGACTCGATCGGATTGATCAAGTTCACCAAGAGCGACGTCGAACGTTCAGATACTGTGAAATCAGTACTCGATCTCTACGAAGACTGAGCAATCGAGAGGCCTGTGAACCAGGCCTCTCCACTACGTGAACAGAGGACCGTCGTAGTTAAGAGTCTTCTCGTACACACCGAAGATCTTGTATCCTGCAGGATTGACGAGACTCTTAAAGTTCTTCATGTAAGAGTCAGTCGTCTCTTCGAGCTCTACTCCAAAGCTGAAATCTTGATAGACGTCGTTGTCATTGATCTTACTAGATCCAGACAGCGTGTTCTGTGAGCTCGTCGAAGATTCGTAGCTCTCGTAGAGATATCCGTAGACCGGAGCGAGAATAGCCTTCTTCTCACCAGAGTACCACTGGTAAGCTGAGAGTTCGCTCTTGTTTCCGAGATACAGAACGTCGATGTTTCCGACACGTTGGTAGACAGAGAGATCAAAGTTTCGACTGTTCGTCCAGTTACCGATCACGTCTCCGTCAGAATTGATTTCGATGACGTTCGATGCTGTGATGCCGTAGAGTCGGTTATCGACTTGGAACACAGTCCTGATCGAACCGGAGACAGAAGCTATCTGGATCTCCTTGTACTTCGGAGCTTTCTTGTAGACGTCCGAGATAGCCACTGTTGTCAGACCGGAGTTGCTCACGACGAAAAGTGTTCGATCCGATGCATAGAGGCTTACGATATCAGACTCGAATTCGACATCAAGTTTCACAGCTCTGTCGAACTGATTCACGACGTAGACTGTTCGACTGTCGAAACCTTTTCCGAAGAACACGACCGCGTTGTTGTAACGAGACGAAGCGATAGGATAGTTGAACATGTACGAGTCGCGATTGATCTCGTAAGTGCCGTCGATGGAGAGACTCGTGCCAATGATATCGACAGAAACAATCTTTCCGTCTAGAGAAGTATATCCGAGACCGTTATTTCTGATGACGAGAGCTGAAGTGACCATCGACGGATCGAAGTCCAGCTTGTCGATACGCACATCGTTGAAAACTCGGACTGAGTCAGTAGCTTCTCTGTAGAACCAGCCAGCTTCGTCAACTCGGATGTTCTTGATAGTGCCGTTCTCGTCGACGCGAGAGACAAAAGCATCGAGTCCTTCGCCTGTGTCAGAGAGAGCTTCGATGCGATCACCGACGGAGTAGCCAGACGATCCGTCTATGATCCGAATTCCTTTGATACCAGTTCTCTTGTTCGTCAGTGTGATCTGGTTGAGATTGACATGTCCGGATATCCGTCGAATGTCCAGGAATTCTCCGTCTTCGAACTCTCCGTTCTTCACTGTGCATTTGAGAACGTAGAACACCTTCTTCTGATAAGTCTTCTTTTCGACTGACTCGATCAGAGCAAGAGAATTCGAAGATCGTCCTTGAAACACGAAGCCGACGAAGCCGTTAGCGATGTCGTCGATGTCTGAGAACGTGATGTCCAGACGCTTCACGTCACCGTTAGCCATCATCCTCGTGAAGTCTGCTTCGACGAGAGGAACGAGAAGACTCTTCGACACGTCAGAAGATGACAACCTGATCACTTCATCAGAGAAGCGTCTTACCGAAGCAGGTTTCTCGAACATAGCATTCGCGAGCCACTTGTAGGAATTCGGAGTTCCTTTGCTTCTGAAGAAGTCAATCAGATGCTTCGAGAGGAGACGCTTGTCGACACGGGCGCTGTCAACCGAATTGAAGATAGTCTTGATCTTCTTCCGCAGCATCTCTTCGGACATCTTGTCGACATCGAAGTAATCAGACATGTTC